GACTCCCGTCAAACCTGATGAGGATGGAACTTGGACTATAGATTTACCATTATCAAAATCAAAAGTTAAAATTAAACCATTGACTCTTAGAGATACGATGGAAATTGATAGAATTATAGAATCTTATCCTGCTGAAAGAGTACCACCATCAGTTACTACCAAATTAAATAAACACATAGTGTCGTTAGATAATTCAGAAGAAAGAGTTAAAATTTCAACTTTTTGTGAAAACATGCCAATTGCAGATTCTAAATTCATTAGAAAATTTTTAAATGATAATGAACCAAGATTAGAGTTAATAAAAGAAGCAGTAGCCCCGTCAGGAGAAAAGGTATCGTTTTCGATAACCTTTGGGGTTGAATTTTTTCGGCCTTTCTTTGGCGTATAAAACATTCTTATTAGATGAATATTTTGTGTTGTCAAAACAGATGGGTATGCAGTACTCTGAGTTTTGGAACATACCAACTTATGCTAGGAAATACCTAATCAATAAAGTTATTGAACTTAATAAAAACACCTAAGTTGGGTATTTATCTTAAAAAAACCAAATGACTGAAGAAGAGTTAAAAAAAGAATTAGAACGTATTCAGAAAGAAAACGACGCTTTAAAAGGATCTGCGGCAACATTAGACAGAATTAAAGGTTCTTTAACTGAAACAACAAGCTCATTCAACCTTAATGCACAATCTTTTACAAAATACACACAAAGTATTTTTGTTGGGGTAAGTGGACTTCAGGATGCAATAGATAACATGGTTAGAAACATGAGTATTCAAGACGCTATGGGTTTTTTGGATACTGAGGCAACATCTATTCAAAATGCGTTTGGAGTATCTAAAGAAAGAATTAATGATTTCAAACAAGCGATTGCTGACGCGGCACCTGAACTTGTACAATTTGGTTTATCACAAGAAGATACATCAAAAATGATTACCGAATTTGGTAATGCTTTAGGTACTACAGGTGTTGTTGGTCAAGAGGCTTTAAAAGAAATAGGGGCCGCTTCACAAGTAACAGGTCAAGGTTTTGGTGAATTGGCAACCGCATTTAGAGATGTCGGAGTTTCAATATACGATGTTGGTGACAGAATGAAAGAAGTTACTGACTACGCAAAAAGTGTTGGAGTATCTGTCCAAGCAGTATCAAAGGGTGTTGTTGGTAATTTAGATAAAATGAACATGTATAACTTCGAGGGAGGTATAAATGGACTAACCAAAATGGCGGCACAAGCAGCAAGATTAGGTGTTAGTATGGACACGGTATTTAATTTTGCCGAAAAAATATTTAACCCTGAAGGTGCGATAGAAATGGCCGCTAGTTTACAAAGGTTAGGGGTGGCTTCGAGTGATTTATTAGATCCGTTAAGGGCTATGGATTTGGCGGCAAACGACCCAAAAGAGTTACAAAATGAATTAGTAGAACTAACAAAAACTTTTACCAAGTTTAACGAAAAAACACAACAGTTTGAAATAATGCCTGGTGAAAAAAGAAGGTTAAGAGAAATTGCCCAAGAAATGAACATCCCTATTGGTGAATTAACAAAAATGTCTATTAAGGCTGCTGAGTTTGATGAAAAATTAAAAAAGATCCAATTCCCAAGTTTTGCAGCCGATGAGGAAACAAAAGAATTAATTGCCGGTATGGCGCAAATGAAAGAAGGTAAGGCTGTTATTGAAGTTAAAGATCCTGAAACAGGTGAAAGAATATTAAAGGAAATAAATCAATTAACACCTGAAGATTTAGATAAACTAAAAGAGTCTGAACAAGAGTCTTCTAAAACAATAGAACAATTGGCTATTGACCAATTAGATCAATTAAAACTTTTAAATTCTCAAGTTGCAGCAGCCGCAGGAAAAACCGTTTTAGGACTTGCGAGTGCTAATGAGGTTTTAAGAGTTTCACAAGCAGGTGCTGCTATAACAAGAAGTTTGGCGGTTGAGGCAAACAAAAAATTTGGAACTGAAGATGTTAGAGGAAAAGTTTCGAGTATTGCAGGTCCTTTAGAACGAGGAGGTATTGAGGCCATTATGAGTGGTGATATAAATAAATTTACGGACCAACTTAAAGTAGTTGGTGAAAATTTAATAAAATTAGAAGAAGACGTTAAAGTGGGTGTACAGGATGTTGCTGCCGAAGCATTTAAAAATACTATGGATGAAGTACTTAGAATTTATAAAGAACCTATTAAACAGATAGAAAAAAAAGAAATAGACTTTAATTTAAATACTACCATAAAATCGGAAGGTAACGTTAATATGAAACCCGAAGATTTGTTTAAAATAATGGAAGACTTTTTAAAAACACAAGTTGGTATTAATACTGTAAAAACCGCGGTTAACTCAGGACAGTTACCTGAATAAAAAAAAAGATTTTTTGTATTTATAAAATAAAAGAATGTCTGATAGTACACTTTCATTTGCGGGTTCTGAGGTTTTTAGAAAACAATTATTAGTTCGAAATTTAGAACCATATAGTGTACCTGGTGCCTATACACCAAATCAACCTGCGGTAAATTACGAAACAAACTTAACCGTGAGCAACGTAATTGACTCACCAAACGATTTAGTTTCAACAAACGTTTTTGCCGAAACCCTTTATCCTTTGAATGAATACGGACCTGAAGGCGGTTTTGGTGAACCAATAGGTGTTAATAGTATTGCATCAACAAATAATCCCGAGGGTACAAATCAAGGACCTTATGACCCAAACGATACGGTACTTGATCTTGTCAATGAATTTTACATTGAAGCCGCTTATTTAAAAAATACTTGGGGACCTGAAGGTGGATATAAAGATTTGGTTATTATTACTGATGTACAATTACCGGCTCAATACTTTTCACCATATTCATTTATACCATATTGGAATTGGTCGACCTATTCAACGTATAATATAGTATTTCAGGATGACCCATTAGGAAGTAATGGACTTCTATCGACAGATAGTCCTTTAATGAAAAAGGGAGCTTTCCTTTTAAAAGAATTATTTAAAGATAGAATAGATCAAGAAATTGCATCAAATACAATTGGGTTAATTAATTTAGATACAATTACTGATCCTTTTACCGCAACTTTAATTGCAACAGGACAACAACCTTTATTTACAAAAAATTGGAAAATTACAGTTCCTGAAAATCCTGTATTGGCTGCGGTGTCATTGGCAAACAGACTAACAGGTACTTATTTTCCCGCATCTTTTATTCCTGGTGATTATTTTGATGAGGTAAATCCTTATAATAATCCCGGTCAAACAAGTGAGGCACTTAATGTTGCAAATAACTTAACAGGTGGTTTATTATCACCAATATTAAATAAAACTAGAAACCCATCAGAAGTTTTTGTTGCCAATACAGGTGGTGGTACAAGATCAGTTTTATTCGCATCTTTAAATTATAACAAATATAGACCATCATATAACACTGGTTTAATACAAGGTATTTCAGCGTTATTTGGTAATTTAGTACAACAAGATACACCGGCATCAGGTGGTTTTTATGTTGGTAGTAATAATGCCGACCCAAGTTTAATTGATTCACCACCAAATGAGGTTCCTGTTAATGAATTTGGACAACAAGAGGCCGCTATAGTTTATGGACCACAAGAGTTAGGTATTCTTTACGAAGGAAATATAGGACAACTACAATTTGGTTTAGCAGGTAAATCATATACAAATGATGGTGGTATAACAGGTCAACTTGTATGGACATCACCAAAATATAACCCTAATGCCGGATGGAAAGTAGGTAAAGGCGCCGACCCTAAGTTTGTTGACGAAGAGTTCAATGAAATACAAGCCGATTATAATAGATACAGATCAACAGACATTGACTTTAAACCGGGATCAATTTTAGATAAAACTCAGAGGTTAGTTGAATCTGCAGATCAAGTACAAGGACAAACAAGATTAAAACACGTTGGAAACGCAATAAATCAAATTTCAAAAGTTTTCAATGACGGATATAAAGAGATTACAAAAGGTTCACAAGTTTTATCCTACTCTGATCAAGCAACAGGACAAGAAGCGGGAATTGAGTATTGTAGAATTTTCCAAAAAGACACACCATATTTTACCTATGCAGATTTACAAAAAACTGATGGTATTACAAATGCGGGTAGAAGATTTACATATTCGGTTTTTGACAACACATATAATTTAAATATTGCTCCACTGAGAGATCCTGGATCAACAAATATTGTTGATGGTAAAGTAAAAAAATATATGTTCTCTATCGAGAACTTAGCTTGGAGAACATCAAATAGACCGGGATATACTTATGATGACTTACCATCTTGTGAAAAAGGTCCTAACGGAGGAAGAGTTATGTGGTTTCCACCATACGATTTAAAATTTAGTGATGACTCAAAACCGGATTTTAATACAACAACATTCTTAGGAAGACCTGAACCAATTTACACTTATAAGAATACTAGTCGAAGTGGTCAGTTAAGTTGGACAATTTTGGTTGATAATCCATCTATGATGAATACCATAATTGAAAAACAACTTGCAAATGTTGCAAAAGAAAGAATAGATTCGATTATCGATTCGTTTTTTGCTGGTTGTACCAAATATGATATTTACGAATTAGGTATTAAATTTAATACCATCCCGACAAAGGATTTATACACATATCAACAAGTTTTAAATAACCCAAGATTAACAACTGAAGAATACGTACAGACATTAGAAAGTATCGGATCAAACTCTTCAGGGATTGATAATTCCTCAAGCTCAACAGGTGGAGATGGTGCATTGAATATAAACGGATCTAGTAGTAGTGTAACTACGGATTCAGGTAATAGTCAACTAAGTAATCAAGATTTTGAAAAATATGTTGGATATGGTTTTTATTTCCATAACGACTTACCTGACCCAAATACAGAACTTACTGTTGCAACCCAACCTTTTAATGTGTGGTATAATCAATACTTGGCTTTACAAGGTACTAAATACGTTACAAGTGCCCCTGAAAAAGTTTATGTTGGAAACGAAGAGTTTGAAAAATCAGGTATACCACAAATGTTTAGTAAAGTTGTTCAAGGAAACTTCAACAAGATACAATCTGAATTACTAAAATTAATGGACGAGGCGATTGTTGATAAAGGTGGAACTGTGTCGATACAGTTGGTAGGTTCTGCATCCGCACCAAACACACCTGAATATAATGTTAACTTATCTGAAAGAAGAATAAGTTCTGTTATGCAATGGTTTGACGCACAACCAACAAAAGATGGTAAAACTTTTGGTCAATACAGAACTGAAGGTAGATTAAATTTTGTTGACAACCAAGCTGAAGGTGAGGGAATTTCAATTATAAAACAGGCTAATGATGTTAATGACCAAAACGCTGAAGATGCTGAAAGTACAATTGCGGCATCTGTTGATTGTACGGTTGATATAAAACAAAAACAAGGAAATAGTCTTGTAACAACTTCAGCTGCACAAATTTATAGTGTACCTGCAATGGCTTGTAGAAGAGTGGTTTTAAGTAAAATTGATGTTGTAATACCTGAAACTCCTGACGAAGAAATAATACCTATTGAAGATGTAAAAATAGATATCAATGATCCAGGATCTGATAAAGATGTATCTACACCAACAACAGGACTAACAAGAAATATTAAACCACAAGCCGAAGTAAATATTGAGGCTAAACTTAAAGATGGTATCTCTAAAAAAATATTGAGAAATCTTTTCACAGAATGTGATTACTTTGAGGTTATAAAAGAAACTAACCCAATGATTTATGACACAATAAAAGAAAAGATTAAGTATTTTAATCCTGCGTTTCACTCAATGACCCCTGAAGGTTTAAACGCTAGATTAACATTCTTACAACAATGTATGAGACCTGGTCAAACTATTCCTGTTATAGGTCCTGATGGTAGACCAAAATATAATGACGCTTTAAATACTGCCTTTGGTGCACCACCTATATTGGTTTTAAGAGTTGGGGATTTTTATCACACCAAAATTGTACCAACCAATTTGAGTATTCAGTATGATCCATTACACTTAGACCTCAATCCTGAAGGTATTGGTATACAACCAATGCTTGCGAAAATTAGTATAGGGTTTAATATTATTGGTGGTATGGGATTGAAAGAACCAGTACAAGAATTACAAAACGCATTGTCATTTAATTATTATGCGAATACAGAAATATATGATGAGAGAGCGACGGCTACAGATACAAAAAGTAGTGAAGCTTTAGACAAATATGTTGTTGAAAAGTTAGGATTAACTTTACCGCCTGTCTCATCTACAATAGTAAACACACCACAACCTAAAAAAGGTCAATCAGCTATTGGTACATTAGCCGGAGCATCTTCTTTGGATTATACAGTTTTAGTAGACGAACTACAGTCAAACACTAAAGCTTATATTGACGCATATTTCAACTACATGAAACAAATTGAGCAACAAAACAATTTTGGAATATTACAATTGACAAATAAAGAAGTTAGTTTCAATAGTGGAAAAATTGCTGAATATACAACACCAACAGATATTAAAATATATGGTAAACCAAATAATTTTGAGTCACTTATTAATACTTTAATTGATAGAGTTAAAAATGATGTTTCAGAAAGAAAAGACCCAATAATGTTGGCATTAAAATCAGACTCAGCAAACTTTAAAAATAAAACTTTACGTGAGGTTGAGAATAAGTTGAAAGAAATTGTTGTAAATCAAAATAGCATAATTTCAAATTCTGTTAACTCTACAATTAATGATTTTGTATCTGTTGAACAAAACTTGAATTACACTTTAAGAAAGATGGATGTTGTTATCAATAAACTAGACGGATTATTAATAGATACTAACAATCCATTAATATATGATTTGAGCGGTGATACATTTTTTGGTGACTCAAGTTCTGATCAATCAATTAATTATGTGTATTTAAATACAAACCAACCTGAGGGAGGAGTTGCCAGTTTCTTTAAAACCATGGAAAGTTTTAATACTTTAATGGATTCAAAAATAAACATACCAACCTCTTTCAATTCAGATGAAAGTACATTAAATGTTGATGCACCTTTAGGTGACGTTGGATCTAATGCGTTCCTTAATATTGAGGACGATAGATTTTATTTGGTTATGTCGCAAATATTCACAGACACAACAAAAAAAGATACATTGTTTACCGATTTAACTAGTGGTCCCGATGTTAAAAATGAACCTGAAATAATACCGGCAATTAAGGAGACCATAGATGGAATTGCATCAAGATATAAAACAAACTATGATTCTGAACTTAAATTATTTTCAGACTTAGAAGTTAGTGAGGAATTCGTTACAATTAAAAATTATGTATTACCTTCTATTGGTAAGGTAGTAGACTATACAACACCACCGACAGTTGATGTTGATGTTAAAACTAAAAAACTAAAAGACTTGTACTCAAGTCAGAACCTAAACTCGGAGAATACTTTCAATGGTAAAGTAACATTTAATTAAAAATTATGGCACTACAATATTACAATAGATATTCAGATTTTTTAATAAATGGTCAACAAACTGTCGTCCCATTTATTCAATTACCAACTAAAAGTAGTGACAAAGCACATATCTACATTGTTGGACAATCAAGATTGGATAAAATTTCTCAACAATATTATAATTCACCATTTTTTGGTTGGTTAATATTACAGGCAAATCCACAATATTCGGGATTAGAAACTAGTATACCTGATGGTGCGGTACTTACGATACCATTTCCATTAGTCGCTTCATTACAAGATTATAAAAATGTTTTAAATAACCACTTATTCTATTATGGCAGATAACAATGAAAATATACTTGTTGAATACGATTATGATAACATTACCTTAATAGACCCAAATAGAATTGTTGATAGTTTAGGAAATGTACAAGAAAGGCTCGTTAAACAAGAAGATTTAGTTTATTATGCAAATCTTGAGTGTAATGTTTTGCCAAGAACAAAACTTGCGGTTGGAACGGCACTTAATGATCAACAAAGAACAATATCTGTCGGAAAAATTAATTTCTTAAATCCGGGGTTTAAAGATTTCTTTTCGACTAGTTGGTCGGATGAAATTACAGGTAAAGACACTCTACAAGGTAGAGGTATGAACCAACCTAATTTAGAATCAGTACAGAACCCAAATAAATCAGACGACTATTATATCACTCAAAGTACCTATTCAAACGGAACACCGGGTGCTGTTGATAATGGACTTTTAGGTATTAAAGATATTAATATATCGATGGGTATGGATTTTTTACCTGTCGTTGAAATGACATTGGAAGATGTAAAAGGGAGAACTTTATTTGAAGCAGGTAATAATTCACCATACGCAGCATTTTTCCAACTACCATATCCATTATTTAATTTAACTTTAAAAGGTTATTATGGTAAGGCAATAAAATATCCTTTGATGTTACAATCATTTACATCAAACTTTGACCCGTCTTCACACAATTTTTTAATTAGATTAAAATTTTTCGGTTACAAGTATACATTGTTATCATATGTAAATTTTGGTGCTTTAATGGCGGTGCCTCACATGTATAACAATCTGATAACCACAGTTACAAAAACAACAGAAACAAACCAGTCAATTAAAGAGACAGGTCAAAAACCTACATTGGTAAGCCGAGGATTTGAAAAAATGAAAGAAATTTATTCGGACTACAAATCAAAAGGTTTAATAAGCGATGATTTTCCCGAAATAACTTTAAATCAATTGAGATATCGTCTTGATGAATTCATTAAAAACATTTTGGAACAATTCACCAAAGAAAACATGGGATCTTTAACTGATGTTAGTAATTTTCAAAATAGTTTGATAACCTATCAATCCAAAGTGTATTTTACTGCAGGATTATCGTGGTTCAACAAATATATGGATACCAAAAATCCATATATCACAAAGAATGGTGAGACTGTTTATACATGGTTAGAAACAATAAAATTGGAAGACAGACCAAAATGGTATAAAGAATTAGAAGGTTTAGTCTTAACATATAATACACAACTTAAAGAAAATTCTGTTTTAGGAAATAATCCTGGTAGTTACACTGTTGGGGGGACAACATACCCTTCTTCTGTTAATGTAACAATAAAAACAGATGCTTTTATTAAAAATATAAACCCAAAGACAGATATTGATTGGGTTAAAAGTTATAAGAGTTTTAATCCGTCGGTAAACTTTGTAGATCAAGAAGATCCGAAATTTAAAAGTTATAAAGAAGGTAGACTTAATATAATTAATAAAAGTGTGACTAACACACAAATTTCATTCCCTACATTTTTATATTTTGAAGGACCTGGTTCATTTATTGAAAAAACCAATAAAATGGCGAAAGACGCTGAGGTTAAGAAAAAAGAAATCGAGGAAAAAATAATGAATAACCTTAAAGTCCAATTTAACAACAAACAAAATGGGTTAGGGTTTATACCAACAATAAGAAACGTATTGGCGGTTTTTTATTGTCAAGGAGAGGCATTTTTACGATTATTAGATGAGGTACACTCAAAGGCTTGGGAACAAAGAGAAAATCCATATAGACGTGCGGCGATATTTGGAGGATCAACAACCGCACCAAGTGTTGACGTTAAAACCTCAACGCAAAACAATGAACCAATATACCCTTGGCCTCAAGTTATTAAAGAAACTATTGGTGCAGATAAAGAAGAGAAGTTTGAAATTATCTACCCTGGTGCAGGTGATGTGGCAACACAATATAGAGCTTATATCCCTGAAATTTGGCCTGAAGTAGAATTTGTTGAAGAATTTATTAAAGGTTATACGTACCGTGACGATGATTTTGCTAAATTAGATTCAAACCAAACTAACGAAGCAAATAGACCTAAAAGAATATCATTAAACTCTATAGATTTTCCGGTATCAAACCAAGTTTATCAAAACAAACAACAATCAAAATATTTCTATGAAATATATGAAAGAGTTATTTTAAATGCGTACTACAGTAAATTAAATCGTATATCAGGGTATCCTTTCTCAATTTACAATGTTGTTGCCGAAAATGAATCTATCAACATTTTAGAAAGTTTGGGACAGACAAATCCTTATTTGTCAAAAATATTAAAAGAATATCAAATTGATCAAAGTAATTTTGAAATATTTCTAAGACATATTTCTAATGAAGGTCAAGGAGAAAGTTGGCAAAATTTTATAAGAGGAAACTTTGTTACCCCTTACATAAGAACTGAAGTGGAAAATCCATCATTACTTTTTAATCAAGACATATTAAATAATACTAAATCTCAACCTGATGTAAGTTTGATAATCACAAGTAACAAAGTGAATGTTGAGAACTATGTTTCAGAAACACCTGCAAGTAATATCTTTGATTTTACTGATATCTACCCTTTAACTAATTTAAATTGGGATAAAGATTATTTGGCAAATGGTAACACTTTAAATTTTGCAACTGAAGCGTTTAACACAAATGCAGTTTTAGAATATAATGACATACAAAAAACAATAACAAATTTTGAATTTGAAAATGTTAGTACTGATAAAAGACCTATAAGTAACTTTAACTATTTTGACCTAACAAACACTAGAGAAATTACTGATTTAAAATTATTCTACGAAACAAATACAAACACAGTACAGTTAACAACAGAAGGGAACCTAAAGTACTCAAATTATAACGGACAATTGATTGCCGATCAAACAACATCAATGATGAACACACCTTATTTCATCAACGCAATCCAAGATGGTGTTTTTAAATTTAGATATAGACCAAATGAAACAAGTCCATATAAGTCCGCGGCATATTTGTTTTTAGAAAGTTTACCTTTAGCGACAACTAAAGAGAAATATAAGACTTATGATGATGGTGCTGAAATTTCGCTTAACTACATTCTTGCCACTTTGAAAAAATTTGGTGGGATACATAAGTTACCATATTCTTGGATTTTAAAATATGGTGCAATTTGGCACAGATATAAAACTTGGATTGATACTGGTGTGGACTTTTTAGATGATGTTTGGAAAGATTTTGATTATGCCAAAAATTACGACCCAATAAATTCAGATGTAACAAAACTATATCAATTATTAATTGATGGTACACAAAGAAATATTGTTTGTGACCAAACAACAGGTGTTAACCCATTCACAGATATGAATGTTGGATTTTATCCACAATTGATGAATGACTATAATGTATTCATCCAAGGAACTAATTTATTATCGGGAAGTTCTTCAGTACAAGGTGTTTGTACTATTACAGGTACAACAATGGACGTTATCTCTATTAGTAACAACAACCTGACTGCGGGTTCACAAATTACAGGTCCTAATATTTCAGGTACAACAACTATAATTTCACAAGTATCAGGTACGATAAATGGGATAGGAACCTATATTGTTTCACCAGCACAAACCGCAACAACAACTAATTTTACAATTCTAAATTCTTTTATTGCAGGACCTGGAAGTTCAGACATACAATCACTATTAAATGATGGAACATTAATAATGATCAACCCATCAAACTCAAATATAAATGAACCTCAAGGATTTTCACTATTACAACCGACAAGAACATTAAGATTGGATACTTGGTCTATGGTTGTTAAATCTAATACCGCAGAAGATTATTTTGTATTCCCTTCTTTTGGTGCGAACATTAATCAAACATATGATGAGTGTTTCAAAAACAATGAAATGAAAATTGAGGTCTCTCAAAATAAATCAGTATTCAACGGATCTGTTAGATTATATTGGAACGCATCACAATATGGTTATTTTAACAATGATAAAGTAGATAAAAGTTCTCCCGACGAATACTTCAAAACCATTTTAAAAAATTCTGAAGAACAAGAAAATTTCAGAATAACTGGTAACCAAAATGAATATTCCAAAATCGATGAGATGTTTTCAGCGTTTGATCGTAATACTTTAGATTTATTTGAAAAAGAATTTTTAAATTTTATTAAATCTGTATACGACTATACCGATACTATACCACCAACAATAAGTTTTACTGTTGCCGATTTGACTCAAGAAAATGTAACAACACTTAATAGTACGGAAACACCAAGTGATAAGGCTTATAAGAATTTCCAACAACTCATGAGGGAATTAATGAAAATACAAACACCAACAGGAAATTCACCCGAAACGGTTTTACAAAGTATTATCACCAGTCAAAACGAAACATTCCAAACAGTACTGAAAAACTTTTTAGAATATGATGTTGTGTTTAAATATGGTAATCCATCAGGTTTTGACAGAAGAAGCTTTTTTACCTTCTCAACCCAATTTATTGAAGAACCAATAAGTATTGATCCATATATTCCACACACACTCCCTAATGACGGATTATCACCACCAACAAGTTTGGCTCAATCTGAAACACAAAATCCTGAAACATGGAAAGCCCTTAGAACTTATGTTGGTTTTTCTGAAATACCAAAACTCGCATATAACAATAACGGTTCATATATTACTGATTTCTTTATTGATATGAACGTAGGGTTTAATGAACAAAACGTGAAAGATTTTGCACCTTTAATTAAAATTTATGCAACACAAAAATTGGCAGATTCTAATTTAGATGCGACTAAATTTTATTCTTTAATGGATGAGTACTTAACAGAAAGTAAAAATTATTTAAATAATATTTTATCAATATTGATGCCCTCAGTTAGAAAAGAACTACCTCAAGTTATTGTATCGGCACAAGAAGGTAGTGTGAGAGCTAATTTAGAAGCAGGATTTACAGAACAAACAAGAACCGAACTTTGGGAAACATTTAAAACGTTAAACGATTCTTGGATTGCAGGATATGATTTTTCAAATAAAACTTTATTTGAAGATGTACTACTTCTTGATAGAGCATCTCGAGATATTGGAAATAAAATAATTGTGGATATTTTTGAAATAAAAGATTTATTAGAAGGTTCTTTATACAAAAATACTTTATTAGGTATTGTTGAGAGTGTTTTAAAATATAACAATTTTGTAACTTACATGTTACCATCTTACATAAATTTTTATAATGTACAAGACGCTGAAAAAAATCCGGTACCTAGACCTGATGGTAGTGCTGAATTTGCAAACTCTTTGTTTGGGACATTCTTAAATGTTGATTATAGAAATAGTTCACCAAAATATGTTTGTATGTATGCAAACAAACCAAGTGAGCATTTGGCGATGAATGATAATATTGATTATAGATTCAGGGACGACGCTTTTGACTTGAGAAGATCGAGTGACAATCCTTTATTAGAAAATCAGGTAAATAAAGAAGATTGGTCACGTTCAAATAAAGTTGTAGGTTTCAATATTGACATCACACTTCAAAATCAACAGATATTCAAACAATTCGATGTTGCTCAAGATCCTGGAAAACCAACTGCAGAATCTTTGGAAGTGTTAAATCAAATGGCTAACTTATCAAGAAACAGAAGATCATCAACACAAAGTGTATCTCTTTATAATTTGTATAAAAATAGAAGTTATAGATGTTCGGTTGACATGATGGGTAACGCATTAATACAACCAACAATGTATTTCAATGTGAGAAACATACCTTTATTTTCAGGACCTTACATGATAACAGGTGTTAAACATAGAATTAGTGAAAACGGATTTGATACTACCTTTGAAGGTATTAGACAACCTTTCTATAGTTTACCAAAAATAGAAAACTTTATTCAATCATTGAATGAGAAAATATTAACAAGCATTCAGGAACAAATACAAGAAAACGAAACTAAAAAATTAAGTGATCCTAATAATGTGATTGCCGAAAAAAATAAAATAATGTCGAATATTGCGGCACAACAAACTTTAACGGCAAATCAAGATTGTAATTCTGCTATAACGGAATACTATGCAGGATTTACATTAGTCGAAACACCAACGAAAACAAATGTCACTTTTAGTGAAATGAAAAATATGATAATACAAAAATTAGGGGCTGTTGGTTACACCACAACTATTGAACAATACTCAATTTTATTATTTTCGTTTATCCATGTAGACTCCTCAACACAACAAGGTTTTGAAAGTTATGAAAATAATTATAGTACAATAGATTTAAAACAATTCTATGGTTCATCATTCTTTGAGTTTATTAATAGAAAATACTATTGTGTTAATAGAGGAACTAATGTTAATGATCCTATTGTAAGTTTTATAAGTTTGGATAGATTTTTAGATTTCGCTATAACTAAAGTACAAGGAATTTTAACTAAAGATGTTACGGTTGGTACATTAGCATCTGAGTTGGCAGAATTGTATGTTAGATATTACCCAACAACTAAAAATGTTAACATATGGACAGATTTAACTAAAACTGATAAAGACATATTAATTGATAAATTCCAAAGAGCGATTAACCAATACCTATCATTAAATTAATGAAGTTTTCCACTTAATGATATATTTATAATAAAAAAAGATATGAACGTAAAACTAATATTAGATAATTACTTGGGTAAAAACACAAGAGTTTCTGAAAAAGATATGGGTAACGGCACAAAACAAGTTTGTGATTTGGACACTGGTGACTGTTACACAGTAAGAATGAAAGACGGATTAATTGAAAGAGTTGATAATACTATGAAAACTTTCAAAAAAATACAAGTAGAAACCAATCATGGTATAAAAACATTATTAAACGGATAAAATGAGTGTCAATAAAAAGATATTAGAAGAAATTAATAGATATAGAGATATTAATAATTATATCATGGAACAAGTTCCACCACCTGCAGGTGACGAAGGGTTAGAACCTATTGGTGGAGAATTACCACCAGCTGAAGGCGGTATACCACCGGCAGAGGGAGCGGCACCACCACCACCAATACCACCCGCAACAGGTGAAACTCCTCAAGTAGTTGATGTTGCAACAGACCCTGACGTTGAAGAAATCGGTGCAGAAGGAGAAACAACCGGAGCCGAAGATACTGAAGAAATTGATATTACAGATCTTATTGACACACAAAAGACAATGTCTGACAAACAAGAAGAATATTTTAATAATTTATTTTCACAACTTGAAAATTTACAAAGTAAATTGGGTGAGATGGACCAATTAGTTCAAAAATTAAATTCAATCGAAACTAAAGTTGATAACTATAGACCTAAAACACCTGAAGAAAAATTAGAATTAAGATCTTTAGATTCAGGTCCATTTAAACAAAAATTATCAGATTTTTTTGAAGATAAATTACCTGAAATGGAAAAGTCGGGAAAAAATGAATATGTTTTAACTTCAGACGAAGTTGAAAATTATAATCCATCAGATATTGAAAAATCATTTGACGATGGAGTTGAACCATTTGATCCTGAAATTTATTATAAATAAGATTTAAGGTCGAAATTTTCGACCTTAAATTTTTTTGGCGACACAATTTGACAATAACTTTTTATACACTTATAATTTTAACATAAACCTTTAATTTTTATTTACACATGGCGACAAATTCACTAGACGCAGTACTTGCACAGTACGAGAAATCAACACAGAACGCAGCATCAAGCGGTTCAAAAATGTCTTCAGAAGACCGAATGAAAAAATATTTCGCGGCTCTTTTAAAAGACAATGAAAAACAAGGACAGAGACGAGTACGTATTCTTCCTACAACAGACGGATCTTCACCGTTCAAAGAAGTATGGTTCCACGAAATCCTTGTGGACGGTAAATACCAAAAATTTTATGATCCGGGAAAAAATGACAACGAACGTTCACCTTTGAATGAAGTTTACGAAGAACTTATGTCAACAGGTCGTGAAGCGGATAAACAATTGGCAACACAATATAGAGCACGAAAATTTTATATTGTAAAAGTTATTGACCGTGACAATGAACAAGACGGAGTTAAATTTTGGAGATTTAAACACAATTACAAACAAGAAGGAATCCTTGATAAAATCATTCCAATTTGGAAAGCAAAAGGAGACATCACAGATCCTGATAAAGGACGTGACCTTATCCTTGAGTTAACAAAGGCAAAAACCCCAAAAGGAGCTTTCTACACAGTAATCCAAACAGTAATGTACGATGACCCATCAGCAATTTCAGAAGATGAAAATCAAATGGCGGAGTGGGTATCTGACGAGTTAACTTGGGAGGATGTGTATTCTAAAAAACCTGTTGAGTATCTTGAGGCAATCGCACGTGGTGAAACTCCACGTTGGGATTCTGAAAAAGGTGGATATGTTTATTCTAACGACGAAACTTCAGAAGTTTCTATGGGAGGAACACAAGCATCAAAATCAATCAATGAGGTTACAGATCCACAGGCTAACGCTGAGGTTGACGAAGAATTACCATTCTAATTTTAATTATTAAAAATGTAACGGGAGCAGTTTATTGT